TGCTTTTTCTGTAGGTGGTTTTTTAATTTGTGGCTCTACTGATGCCCATGCCTCAAAATACGGAGCCATATCCATTGTAGAGGCTTTTCTTAAATCTTCAATAATATATTGATATGCCTTTTGTTCTTCTGGTGTCATCATTGGCATATTTGAAAGAGCTTTTTCTGCTTTTGCTAGGGCTGCTTTAGCAGCATCTTGCCACGCCCTTGTTAAACCATCTGCACCCATTTCTTTAATAATTGGAGCAGTTGCTTCAGCACCATGTCTTCTAGCACCAGCTTTATCCATCAAAAGGTTTGCACGAATTTGTGTTTCGAGGTCGGTAACTGGGGTATCTAATCTTACTCTAGGCTGTGATGCTTTATTTCCTAAGAATCCCGCACCAACATCTCCAACAATATTTTGCCAGAAATTGTCTGCTTGTAAATCTTTATCTCTTCTAATAACAGCAGCAAGCATTTGATTAACTGCATTTTCTTTACCAAAAGTTCCTGTACTGCTTGCAAAAGTATCATCATATGGAGACATAACGCCAAACATTTGCTGACCTGTTTGTGGATGAGCAAACTTAATAAATCCTTGATTTGGAGTATTTAAGTTAAATATCTCACGAGTTAATTGTGTTCCTCTTGATTCAATAAGGGCGGAATCTGCAGTATCATGACCCTTAATAACATACTTCTGACCATTAATTTCATAAATACCATTTACACCTGGAATAATAGAACTCATGCCACTTAAGTCTTGAATTCTTGAACCAATATTGGTCAATCCTAAATCAGCAAATCTTCCAGTTTTTGCCTCCAAGTCAGATGCTGCTAGTGCATCTGTCCAGCTAGTATATTTCTTTGACCAGCTTTCTGGCATTGTAGAAAGGTCTACACCAGATTGGAATCCTGGAATTCCTCCAGTATGTGTAATTTGTGGACTAAAAGATCCTGGTCTAGATGTTGATTGCCTACCATAAACATAAAGATCTACAAGCCTTTTAGTTTCAGGGTCGCTGATATCAATACCAGTCATTTTGCTTATTTCTGATTCAATTGGACCTAATACCGATGGCAATTGCTCAGTCATCTGACTTCTAAAATCTGATAAGCTGCTGTATTCTGTTATGGGTTTTCCACCCAAAGATTCTAATGCTGACCTAAGTTTTGCAATTTTCCAGGCTTTATTTTTTGGACCACTTCTATTTTTTGAATATATTGTTTCTAATTCTGGAGCTACATCTGCAAGCGATACAGCACTTTGTCTGGCTTGAGCAGTTTTAATAAGTGTTGCAATTTGAACTTTTTGAGCCGTACTAATATTATCAAATTGTCCTTTTGACCACATATACTCTAAAGCATTTGCCATTTCTAATTGGTGTTCTGGGTTTGCAGGGTTTCCAAGTGATGCTAATGATGTTAAAATTGATTCTGAATTTGGCAATTTAATTAGTTCATCTAAAATCATTTTTCTTAGTTCTGGATCACCACTTTTAAAAATATTATTTATTGCTAGATTTTCTCCAGAAAGCATTCCATATGTAGTTTTTGGATTAAAAGGTTTTCCACCAATGGGGAATTCGCTTCTACTTCCTCCACGATAAGACATGATTTGTTCAATTGCAGCAAGATTTACTCCTTCTTGGAATCCTGGAATACCGCCTCCAGTCTGGAATCTAGGTGCTCTATTGAAATTAATATCAGTTAGCAAGCTGCCATATTTTTCAGCAGCATTACGATTAATAACAAATTCTCCTGGCTCAAGCATAGCAGGAATTTTATCTCCAGAGCCAGATCCTGGAACCCAGGGAGATGTAACTCCAGACTGGAATCCTGGAACACCACCTCTTTGGAATCCTTCAACTTGTCTATTACCCATTTGAATTGCTTGTTCTGTAGCATGCTTATCCATGCTCTTAAATGCACCAAATGTTTTTGCTTTAACTCCACCAAGCATTTCTGCTTCTCCAATAAGACCAGCTCTAAGTGATGCAGCAGCAATGGCTGTTTCAAATTCTGTTTGACCAGCCATGATTGTTTGGGTAACTATTTGACGATATGCTGAAACATCAGCAACTAGAGTCCCACCAAATTTTACAAAATCTTCATTAAAAGCTGTCATTACAGCTGCAAATGCAGCAGGTTTATCAGCAATAGATGAGTCTGCTAAAATTCCCTTCATTGTTTGATCTAATGCAGCAACCTTTTCTTCATCAGAAAGTAGTATTGCTTTTGTCTGAACAAATGTTTCAATCATATCACTAAAGAATTGTTTCTCAGTAAATGTTACAGATTCAATAACCTTCATTAATTCTTGTTGCTGTTCATTTCTTGGCATAGCATCAATTTTTTCTAATTCTTTTGCTACTAGGCTATCTGCTGCAATATCACCTGAAATAATTCTTGCACGAATATTTTCAATATGAGCCATACCTCTTCCAACAACATCTTCTCTTGTTGTACCAAACTTAGTTCCATGAATAACTGGTTCATCGCTATAAGCTTTTTGTAAAGTTCCTGCTAAGCCACCAACTGCAACTGGTCTACCCCACTGTTCTGAAGTTCCATGTTTCATCCAGGCTTCTTGTTGGGCTGGTCCAGTAAATCTACTAGTATCTCCTAAGAAAGCATTAAGTGTTGGATACTTTTGCTGAATACCACCTTGATTTGCTTGCCAGCCACCCCAAGTTTTAGCAGCAGGTGACATATGGGGTCTTTCAATATTTTTAACAGTTCCACCACTACCAAAGAATGGGTGTAGTGCTTGCATTTCTCTTAGTGTATTTTGACTTGCAGCATATCTACCTAATTCTGCAACAGGGGAAAATTTAGTGGTAATTCCATTTGCAGTCATTGTGGCAATTGCCATCAACTTATCTTTAAGTTTTTCTACTTCAAAATTAAGTGTTGAGAATGCTTCTGTTGATTTCATTACAGATGACTCAAACATATCTGCTGTTTCTGTTGCTGCTAGTGATCCTTTATCAATCATCTTCCATGAATCAGCCATACCTGATAAAGCAGTTCTTATCCCACCGTCTTTAAGTCCTCTTCCAAACTCTCTTACATAGGCAACACCCTTGACAATAGAACCAACAAAGTTCCCCATCAAACCTACAACCATAAGTATTGGACCAACTAATGCTGCACCACCCAATACTGTTATCAACAAGTTCTTTAAAGGTTTAAATTTATTTAAAAATGAAAGAATTTTTTCAATTACATTAACAACTTTAGTTCCAAACTTAACAAAACCTTCACCAAAGGGTTGAAGCTGTGCTTTCATTCCTTCAACAGCTCTTTGCCATTTAGAAGAAACGGAATCTACAGCTTTTGACATTTCTTGGTTTGTCAAAGTTGCTAATTGAGAAGTGCTTGCTCCTGCAATTTGAAGAGCAGTTTGAGTCTGACTTCCTGCTTTTCCAAGATTTTCAATAAGTGCTGTAACACGAGCAAACTGGAACTTACCAAAAAGCTTTTCAATAAGTTGTGCTTTTGCAAGGGGTTCTAAGTTTTTCATTGATGATTGTAGGGCTTCAATCATTTGAATAGGATTACCATTAGTTTTATCTTTAATTCCAGACAAACTAATTCCAAACTTTTTGAACATATCAGAAGCTGCTGAAGTAGGAGCAATCATAGAGGCAACAGCAGATTTAATTGCGTTTGCAGATTGTGCTGCTGGGATACCAGCCTCTTTCATTGCAACCATCATGACTGCTGCATCTTTATAAGAACCACCAAGTTGTTGAATGATTGGACCAACTCTTGGAATAGCATCAGATATATCTTGCAAACTCAAAGACGTTTGCTTCTGAATACTTGCCAAAAAGTTTACAGCATTAGGAAGATCTGTAGAGCTAACCTTAAAGACGTTTTGCATAGCAACAATTGTTCTTTGTGCATCCTCAGATGTAAGTGCACCAAGTTTTGAAAGTTTCATTGCTTGTTCTGTTGCATCAATGAGTTTATTACCTTCTAAACCAATAGCAGCAAAACTTGCAGCTGTTGCTACTGTTTCTTTTTGAGCAATACCCATAGTTTGAGCAATATCTTTACCAAGCTTTAAAGCTTGATCTGAAATCTTTTGAATTGCTGCTTCACTTGGTGGAGTAACTCCTTTACCATAAAGTCTTTGAAGTTTAGTAAGTTCTATGTTTACATCTTTGAATGTTTTTGCTGCTGCTGCTCCAAATGCAACAATAGGCATAGTCAGACCCATACTAAGTTGGCGACCAGCCCATTGTGTGTTTTTACCAAGATTAACTAATTGTGTACCCATTCCATGAATGGTTGTATTTAAAAGTTTTGCTTTAATTGCTGCTGCTTCTTCAGCAGCACCAAGTGTTTTTAGGTCAGCAGTGGTGTTGGTAATTACTCTTGCATAACCCGATCTTAGGGCATCGGGGATGACCATTGATTTTGCAACTCTTGCTTGAGATGCAGCAAGCTCGTCTAATTGGCTTGCTACACCTTTCACATTTTGTCGGTAAAGTTTAAAGTATTCTCCAAATTTTAATTGACCTGCCTGAAGTCTACCACCAAATTCATCAATATGGCTGGACATTTTAACCATTTCCATATTGAATGCACGAGTAGAAATAATAGCCTTGTCAAATGCTTTTTGGGCTGCCCCAATTTGCATTGTTGCTTCTTTTCCAAAATTGCCTAACATAGGCATGGAATGTATTTGTGCTACCGCTGCTTTTAATTCAGCAAGTTGTGTTTTTAATTGTGCAAAATTACCTATGGCATTGACTTCAATATCAATACGATTTACCATAGACTAGCCTCCCTGTATTTCATGTCCAAGACCCATTCCAATACCGAATCCCGCCTTAGTTGCTCTCCAACCATCAAGTTCGGTGATATCTTCATTAGCCTCAGCATTTTCATCAATGTCCACACCTTGAAGAATTGCTTGAAACTTATTGTATCTATTTTCTTTATCGTAGATTGCTTTAATTGTAAGCAACAGTTCTTCAACAGATAATTCAGATTCAAGTTCTTCATAATTTTTCCAACGACCCAGAAGAAAAACTTCTGACTCTAAAGTGGCTAAATCTAGATCATTCCATCCAGATTCGCCACTGCTAGGTTTGGGTCATTTAGCTTTAATCCTCCAGCAACTTCTAAGATTTTCATCATGGTGGGGACTTCAATAACATCCTCAAATGCCTCTTCATCCTCTGCCAAAGATGGCTTTAATTGCTCAAGGCAAACTCTTGCTGCTTCGATAAAAATGTCCATTACCTGATCTTCCGATTCAATTGATGGATCATCCATTTTCTTCATTACTTTTAAAAATTTCTTCAAATGTTTGATTGTTAATGGTCTCAAAACCAATGTATCGCCATTTGATAGTTGAATTTCCTCAACATTATAAACTGTTGTTGCCACAGCAACCTCCTTATTGTCTAATAGAATTATACCAATAAATGTATATAAATCATAAATGCCCTCAAAAAATGAGGGCACTTACGATTTAATATTGTTAAAACTTACTCAAGAATTCGATCAATAATAACGCCATATTCTGCGCCATCATACTTATCATCATCATCTGGTAAGCAACGGAATTGCACTGGGAATGTAGTTGCTGCATCACGCTTTAGGGAGTGACTTGTAACTTCAATCTGTACAACTCTACGAGCTACATAAACACGCTCTGAACGCTTTGCTGCTGAAGCTGAAACTGGTGCTCCTGATGCTGTTGTTGTAAGATTGCCAGGGGCATTGCCGATTGCAACAATAGAACGCTCTACTGGGGCATCACCAAGTGAACCTGCTGCAAGACTCAGAATTGCTGAACCTGTGCTGGTACCTGTATATGTTCCCGTAACAACATTTGATGCTGAACCAACAGAACCGCTGTATGTATACTGAGATTCTTGCTGACCAAACACCAAGTTAAGGTTCTGTAAAGTTCCTTCTGCTAATTCAGTCTTAAGCATTACCTTAAGTGTTGACTTAAATAGACGAGCTGCATCAAGCAACTGGTCAACCATTACGTCATTATATCCTGGTTCGTAAGAAACTTCAAGACCATTATTGGTATAACCAAGATCTCTCCATGTAGCGGAAGCACCAAGTAATTTAGCTCTAGCACTTTGTGATGCTGTATCAAATAACGATGCTGTTGTTGTATTTGGTCGGCTGTTTCCACTACCTACTGAAACGAACAATGCTGCTGCGCCTACAATAATATTTTTGACATCTGCTGCCATAATTTTTCACCTCTTTTCTCTTTTTCAAGAATTGGTAAAGTTTACTTCCTCATACTTATTCTATCCTAAATGAATAAGAATGCGAAATTAAGTGTATCTTCCATTACTATCTATTTTTCTAGTATAAGATATATGCAGTTTTACTTCACCCATCATAAAACCTCCTTCATTAGCAAAGTGCTGAGGAGAAATTGTAGAATCAATATTAATATAATGAAAATCATAATATCCAGATTTTCCAGAATAAGAATTAATATCTTTGGCGGAATCGTCAAATCTTCTAAAAACATCTTTTATCATTGCAATAATTTGATTAATTGTATCATTATTTGGAGAAACAATTGAATAGGTAATTATTTGATTAGATATCCACCAATTTTCTTCTGCTGGCATTTCTTCATAATCATAAATTAAATATGTTTGACCTGGAAGCAAATTATTAAATTCTGGAATTTGCTGCGCTGGTACAATTGGTACTAAATAATCTGAAAACCCGTCAGCAATATAATCACTTGAATTAAGAATTTTATTATCTAAAAGATTTTTCCACAAGTATGCATTTATATCATATGCGGGATGAATATTATAATTAGCCATTATAATTCAACAACTCCTTGTGCATACTTTTCTGTTGTAATTCTAATAGCTTCTCTTGCAGCATTTTTCCCCGCCCCTTTAGCCCTTAAGGATCTTGATACAGATTTTTCTAGATCTAAAAGTAATCTTGAAGAATAGATGGTAGGATTCATTTTTGTTTTATACCAAGATATAACAAATCTCTCAAACGATCCAGTTGTTTCCTTTCCTCCAGGATTCATTATATGAACTACTGTTTCTGGGGGTAAAAAATGAATTTTTCCATCTGATTTTGAAAAAAATACAAGATATTTTTTTGTACTAAATGTAATAGGTTTTCCAGATTCCATGACCTCTGCTTTATTAGAAAAAACACTTCTTGAGGAAATAGACTTTTTACCCCTAGATGCTTTTAATTTTGGAGAAATTGGAACTGGCTTTTTAGATTTTTTATAATCAAATTTAATAATTAGGTTTCCAGAAGCAATTCTTTCCCTTTTTAAAACATAAAGTTTTTGAGCTTGATTACCATTAGCCCCCCACTCATAGACATGGAAATATTTTTTAGGATTAGCTTTAGATGCAACAGCAAAATCTTTTACAAATCTTTTTGCGGTAATTGTAAAAACAGCTTTTGCAATTTGATTTTTACTTGTTGGAGAAATTATTTCTTGAGTACCTAAAATTTTATTATCAATTTCTTGATAAACCTTGTTCATACCCCTAAACTGCAATGATATCATTATTCTGAACCTGTGCCCTTCGAAGATTACATTCATAGTAAGCAATATGACCAAATACATCCAGAACAGGGTGCATAGCAACAATATCAAATATCGTATCATCAAGGCTTATCCTATCATATTCTAGGAAAACTTTTTCACCATCTGCTGCAGTAATACCACTAATTCTAAAACGCTTACTTAATCTAACAGGTGATTGCATTTTAACATCAAGGCTTTCAGCATATCCTGCTGCTCCTCCAGCATAAGTCTTACTATCTCCAGTACCCTTTCCAGATTTATTTGCTGGCACCATAGCCCTACAAATAATTGTTTGATCATATACCCATTGACGAAGCATTGCTCCACTATCTGATTGTACATTTTTTTGAACATAAACATCTGCTGTCATAGTCATAAATGTAGCTATATATGAATTAAGTTGAAACAAAGGCATTTAAATCAGCACCATATTAATATTACGGTACGAATCAAGTATGCTATCTACAATAACATTTCCTGTACCATTAAAAGCACCCTTTGCTAACTCAAATGATACTTCTGCTAGAGTTACCTTAGATAAATACTTAGTTCTCCAAGATGCATCTTTTGACAATAAATCCCCGCACAAGAGCATTGTACATAACTTAATATCTGAGGGAACATAATTATAACCAAATTTTCCTACAACCTTATATCTTGTATGATTTCTGAATGAACCATAATATAAAATAGTGGGATCAACCTGATTATCATATCTAGTATCTGCATATATATTATCCATTTTAATTCTAATAGCTTTTCCAGTTTGAGTTAATTCCACATCGTACCCAAATACATTATATCCATCTGCTGTAGTGTAATCAATAACTAAGTTACCATTTTCATAAACTTTATCAATAGTCAACATTCTTTCAGTTAGCTCTAATGCATCTGATCCATTGCCAAATTGTTCTTGATTGTCATACCTTGTTCCAAAATCCTGACCCGTATAATTATTAATCATTAATCTTGCAACTTGTTCTGCCAAAATAATATCAGCCTCTGAATAGTAATTTAGTTCCGAAGGTCTGGCACCAATTTTGTAGTAATCTGCAATATCACTAGTTAGTGCATATGGCGTTACAACATTGGCATACTGAATTTGATAGGTTGATGCTCCATTAATTACATAGCTCCACTTAATATTAAGCACTCTATTTATGTTAGTAAAATTTGGTTGCAGGTCAAAGGTGTACCTGCCATTTGGCGGGGCATTAAATGCTGATCCTGATGTGACTGATGCAGAGGTATCTGCATCTGTAATAGTTACAAACACAGTACCATCTGCATTAGAGAGATATCCGTTTTTATAAATATCTAGTGTTAACGTCTGTAGTGTTCCGTTATGAATTTGTTGCAATTCAGTTCCTCCAACAGATTAGCGGTAAAATTCCTGGGCTTCCCTAGGTGTCGCTAATCTAAAACCTTGATGTAGGTCAAAGATACTTTGAGCTTGTGAAATTCGCATTGGGGAAAATGGATGCTGTTTGGTAAATGTGAATCCCATAACCTCATAGCTAAAATTCTCTCGGTCCATTTTGACTAAGACAATCTCTTCATTTTCAATTCCTTTTACTGGTTGTGATCTAGGAATTGTTTCATCTTCAACCTTTTCACTTTCAAAAAATCTTCTATAAGTGTCATATGTGACACCTTCTTCTTCTAGTAAAAGAATTAACTGTTGTTTTGTAGTCTTTGGTGGTAAATCTACCGCAAAAGATTCTGCAATCTCTCTTAATTCTTTAATTTTTAGAGTATCAAATGACATTTGATTCCTTTCTTTTATATCTCTATTATACCAAATATTTTAAAAAAGAATAAAGGGGGCAAATTGCCCCCTTTATCTTTAATTGAATTGAAATTAGAATGTACCCAATCCAGAACCTTGTGCGGGAGACCCGTTTACACCTGGTTGGAAGTTTACATAAGAACCTCTTGTAGCATCTGGGTTAGTAGTACCAGTATTATGTGTTGCACTACCAGTATATGAACTGACAACAGTTCCTGTTCCAGAAACCTGGATGTTCTTAACAATAACATGGGCATCGTAATTCTCGATTGCACAACCAACACGGATAAAGAGAGTGTACTCAATTGTATCCTTCTTTGGCTGGAACAGACGATAAACAACAACATCACGCTTGATACCAATAATGAAGTTCTGTG